ACGAAGCGTCCGGCATCGCGATTCGCGCGCGTCAGGCGCAGGGCGAGATTGCGACGTTTAACTACATGGACAACATCGCGAAGGGCGTGCGTCGGACGTGGGAAATCCTAGTTGACCTGATTCCCGTCATTTACGACACCACGCGCGCGGTTCGTATTCTCGGCAGCGATGGCGCGGAGAAATACGAGACGGTGAACAAGCCCGCGCCGGACGGCTCTACGCTGAACGACCTGTCGCGCGGTAAGTACGACGTAGCGGTAACGGTCGGCCCCTCGTTCGCGACGCGCCGGCAGGAAGCGGCGGAAGCCTACGGCCAGCTCGCGCAGTCCGACGAAACGCTGATGATGACGGCGGGCGACCTCGTTTATAAGTCGCTGGATCTCCCGTACGCGGACGAGATCGCTGAACGTAAGCGGATGATGTTGCCGCCGCAGATTCAACAGCAGTTGAACGCGGACAAGCCGATGCCGCCTGAGATCCAGGCTGCGATGGCGCAGATTCAGCAGATGCAGGAACAGGTGCAACAGCAGGGAATGCTGGTGCAGAAGGCCGCGCAGGAAGCGCAGACGGAGAAGGCGGCGGCCGAAAAGGCGAAGTCCGACCTTGCCGTAGCGCAGGCGAACTTCGAACGCGATGTCGCGAAGGCTCAGGCTGAGCTATCAAAGAAGCAGGATGAGGCGGGCGTCAGCAATGACCGCGCGTCGCTGGCGACCGAGGTACAGCAGGCGGTGGCTGCGATCCAGCAGCAGGCCGCGGACTTCATCGCGCAGGCGGCGACGATCATTGCCGAGATGCAGAACCGTTCGCAGCCACAGGTGGTCGTGGCGAATGCGCCGCGCGTGAAGCGGGGCCGAATGATGCTCGGTGCAAAGCCGGTGACGTTTGAAATTGAAGACGTGGCACAGTAATGGCTAGCGGTACGGGCTCGCTGGTACTCGACTTCGGCGCGGCTCCAGGAACGAACATTGCTGAGACGGTCGTGACGGGGCAGGCCGACATTTCGGTTACGTCGGGCGTTGAGGCTTACATGATGGGCCTTGACACGACGGCGACGCATAACGGCTACGAACACGCTATCGCGCCGATCAAGCTGAGTTGCACGGCGATTTCGCCGGGTGCGGGATTCACGATTCAGGGCTCAAGCGAATGGCGGCTTACCGGCACGTTCGCGGTGCGCTGGGTTTGGGCTGATTAAAGGATAAGCAGGCATGGCAGGTTTCAGAATCGAAGGCAACACTTCCGGAAACGTCGCGGAAGTCACTGCTGCTAATCAGCTCAAGGTCGTGCCGGAGACGGACGCCGCTGCAAACCCGGAGAACGTCGGTGGCATTCGTGCCTTCGGCGAGAACGACGGCGGCGCCCTGACGGGTGTCGTAGCCCTCAAGTCGCCCGAGATCGACTCCGATTACCGCATCCGCGTGGCACCGGACCTCGGGCTAGACGAAGAGAACTTCAATTACACTGCGCAGAACACGGGTAAGCACTCGTATCTGACTACCACGATGACAAATGCGTGGACGGCGGGTCAGCTCACGACCAACAGCGGCTCGACCACGACGACCACGACCGGAACCGTATTCCAGACGTACGCATTCTTCCCGATCATCGGCACGCAGACCCTTTCGGCCGACGTTGAGATCGGATTCAGCGCGCAGCCGCAGGCCAATTCGTTCGTTGAATGGGGCTTCATGCTTCCGAGCACGGTAGCGGTTGCGCCGACCGATGGCGTGTTCTTCCGGCTGAATGCGTCCGGCCTGCAGGGCATCATCTCGTATAACGGCGCAGAGACGAGCACGGGTGTGTTCCCCGCAGCGAACGGCGCTGGCACGTGGACTTACACGAACTCCAAGCGCTACCAGTTCATTGTCTACGCTAACGCAACGTCCGCGGACTTCTGGGTAGACGACGGCACGGGCGCGAACCTCATGGGCAGCATTCCGCTCCCGGCTGGTCAGAGCCGCATTTCGATGGCGGCGGCGCTGCCGTTCGCGCTCAAGCATCGCATCACGGGTGGCGCGGCGGGTGGCGTACTCCAGGCGACGATGGGCGCGTACAACGTGCGCAACGGCGGGTCGAACATTTCGACCACCCCGAGCATCAACGGTAACCGCCTTTACGGCGCATACCAGGGCCTCTCGGGCGGCACGATGGGCTCGCTGGCTAGCTACGCCAACAGCACGAACCCGACCGCCGCAGCGCCCTCTAACACGGCTCTGACGGCCAACCTTCCCGCGGGCCTCGGTGGTCAGGGTGTTGTCACTGCCGCTGCTGCGGCGGCGACTGACGGTATTTGGGGCAGTTACCAGGTTCCGGCCGGCACAGCGAACGTGCAGGGCCGCAGGCTCATCATTCGCGGCGTCAGGGTTGACGCGGTGAACACGGGCGCTGCTGTCGCGACGACGGCGACCACGGTGCAGTTTTCGCTGGCCTACGGGCACACCGCGGTATCACTGGCGACGGCGGAAGCGGTAGCCGCTAAGGCTGCGCGCCGTGTCGCGCTTGGTTACATGACGTGGCCGGTCGGAGCAGCGATTGGGCAGGGTCCGCAGTCTGGCCCGATTTTCCTCGACCTCGGCGACGCGCCGTTGTTTGTCGACCCGGGCCAGTTCGTGCAGCTCGTGGGCAAGTTTCTCGTCGGCACTGCGACGGCCTCGCAGACGATCAGCTTCGTCTGGCAGCCGATCTACGGCTGGGAATAACTAAATGTCACTGCTGCTCGCGCGCGTCGCGCTGGCGCAGCCTGAGCAGCCGGAGCAGATAGAGCAGCCGTCTGGTGGCTTTGGCGCCTGGGACGGTTACGTCGCCGCAAAGCTGCGCAAGCAGGCACGCGAACGTAAAGATCGGCTGTGGACTGACGAGGACGAGGCGGAACTGGGCGAACTACTCCGGGCCATTCCGGAGAAGTCGCCCGAAGAACGCGAACTTGAGCGCATTCGCGCACTGGTAGCGGACTACGCCAGTGACGCACAACGAGAATTTCTGACGCGACGCGGACAGCGGGCGGTCGAGTACGCACAGCGTGCTCAGACCTCGCTGGCGTTGCAACTCGCCGCTCGTGAGATCGAGCGGTTCGAAGAGGACGCAATTGCAGCCGTGCTAGCCATCGCGCTAGCCGACTAACGAACCCGACTCCGGCCGGTTGCCGGTGCTACGCCGAAAGGCGGTTTACCTAGATGGCTGACACTGACCTTGCGGACGAAAGTCCGACCGAGGACGCACCCCTATTGTCTGACGAAAGTCAGGCAACAGCAGACTCGTCCCCTGCAACCGATACGGCGACGGAATCGCCGGCTGACGATGCCAGCAAACAGCCTCGCGACGAGGACGGAAAGTTCCTCAGCGAGAAAGCACAGAAGCGCATCGACCACTTGACGTGGGAAAGCAAGCAAGCGCAGCGCGAAGCCGAATACTGGCGACAGCGTGCGATGGAGACGGCGAGACCCGCCGAACCTCCGAAGCCCGCCGAGCCTGCCCCGACGTTGCCGACGCTTGAAGCGTACGGCTACGACGAGGCGAAGTATCAGGCCGCGCTAGTCGATTTCGCTCGTGCGGAAGCACGGCGCGAAACAGAGGCGATCCTGACTCGTCGCGAGCAGGAAGCGCAGGAACGAGCCAAGGCCGCGACGTTTGAAAAGCGTCAGGCCGAGTTCATCGCGAGCAAGCCGGATTACGCGGACAAGGTTCTGCGCGATCCGACGTTGCCGATCAGCGAAGTGATGGCGGATGTCATCCGGGAGTCAGACGACGGCCCGGCGCTCGCCTATTACCTCGCAGAAAACCGCGCGATTGCCGAGACGATTGCACAGCTCCCGGAGCGTGCGGCGGCTCGTGAACTCGGACGCCTTGAGGCTCGACTGGCAGCGCAGCGCGAAGCCGCGAAGGCCCCTTCTCCCCCCGTCAGTAAAGCACCGCCCCCGCCTCCGCGCATTGAGGCGGTTTCCGAAACGACGACTGTGCGAACCACAGACTCTAGCGGAGACCGACTGAGCGACGACGAGTGGGTGCGACTCGAACGGAAAAGACTCGCACGCAAAGGTAAGTAGCACACATGGCTGACACTATTCTGACTGCATCGCAGATCACGCGGAAGGCCGCGATGGTTCTGCACCAGAAGGCAACGTTCCTCAACTCGATCAATCGCCAGTACGACAGCCAGTTCGGCAAGTCGGGCGGCAAGATCGGCGACACCCTGCGTGTCCGCATGCCGAACCAGTACACGGTTCGCACGGGCATGACGCGTTCCAATCAGGACGTGACGGAAACCAAGGTAGACCTGCCGGTGTCCACGGTTCGCGGTGTGGACATGGACTTCACGTCGCAGGACTTGACGCTCTCCATCGACGACTTCACAGAGCGGTTCATCGAGCCGGCGATGTCGGTCCTCGCGGCCAACATCGAAGCGGTAGTTTTCCAGGATCTTTACAAGAAGGTCTGGAACATCGTGGACGGTGACGCGGCGGCGTTCGCGTTCACGCACGTGTCGCAGGCGCGTCAGGTGCTGACCGAGAACCTTGCTCCGCTCAGCAACCGCACGCTGCTGCTCTCGCCCTCGCACACGACCAAGTACATGAACGATACGAAGGGGCTGTTCCACAGCGGCACCCAGATCGAGAACGCGTACGAGGACGGCACGCTGGCGAAGATCCAGGGCTTCAACGTGAAGGAGAGCACCCATATCTCGGATCACACCACGGGCACGGCGGCGAAGGCGACTGGCTACCTGACGAACGGCGCGACGCAGAGCGGCGCGACGATCACGGTGGACACCGGCACGACTTCGTTCCTCGTGGGCGACGTGATCACGTTCGCGAACGTGTTCGCGGTGCACCCGGAGACGAAGGTCAGCACGGGCCAGCTCGCCAAGTTCGTCGTCACGGCGAACTCGGGCACGTCGGCCACGTCGCTGTCCATCTCGCCGGCCCTCGTGGCGACGGGCGCGCAGCAGAACGTCAACCAGACGATTCCGGACAATTCGGCAATCGTGAAGGTTGGCGCGGGCGCGTCGGAGCTGCTCAACAGCTCGCTCGCGTTCTACCGCGATGCGTTCACGTTCGTGACGGCCGACCTTCCGCTGCCGGACGGTCAGGACATGGCGTCGCGCGCGACGGTCGATGGCATCTCGCTGTCGATGGTTCGCGGGTTCGACATCACGTCGCGTGACTTCCCGGTGCGCATCGACTGCCTGTTCGGTTGGGCAGCCCTGCGGCCGCAGCTCGCGTGCCGCATCCACGCTGACGGCTAAAGCGTGAACGAGGGCGGGGACTAACACCCGCCCTCACTTATTCCGGGAATCCGCATGTCTATCAGTCACGTTGATTTGATCCGTGATGCCCTCGGGCTGTTGGGTGTGCTGCGCGAGACGCAGACGCCGACCGCCGAGCAGGGCGCGCATGGTCTGCGGGTTCTCAATGAAATGATGGCCGACTGGGAAATTGACGAGGTGGACGTGGGCTTTGTGCCTGCAACGTCTCTCGCCGACACCCTGACGGTG